TTCACCGGCCGCGTGCGTGCGGCTGTGGTGGACGGGACGGGCGCGCTGCGGGCGGTCGTCGGGCTGCCGGGGAACCTCGGCCGGTATGCCTCGGGATCCCGGAGGACGCTCCAGGCGGCCACGACCGCGGAGGGTGCCCTGGCCAACGCCACGGCGGCACGCGCGGCGGTAACGGTAGCGGCCAGCACGGCAGACGCCACGGCGGCGAACCTGGGCCCGTCGTCGGACTATGTCGGCGACCTCCAAACCCTGATGACGGCCACGGCTTCTGCCTTGGTGGACCCTGCCGACCAGATACGCGTGCTGCTGCCGCTGACCACGTTCGCCTACGAGGACCCGACCGGGACGTCGACGATCGGCTCTGCCATGGCGACGATGCGGGACGCGGTTTCGGCAGCAGCCCGGCAGGCGGCAGCCTATGCGCTCGCCACCGCCGTGGCATCCTACCAGCCCAGCAGCCAGGCTGACGCGGTCGAGACCATGCTGCGCGTCACGGCTGCGATAGACGTCGAGATCACCTCGGCAGGTGACGCGCTGGACGACGATGCCTACCAGGCGCTCCGGGACCTGCGGGGGGCGATCGTGGCTGACCTGATGTCGCGCGGGGGATCGCTCGAGATGGTGGAGACCGTATCCGTTGCTGCACCGATGCCGGCGCTGACGCTGGCACATCGGCTATACCAGGACGCGAGGCGCGCGAATGAGCTGGTGGCAGGTGTTGACCCACCTCATCCTGCGTTCATGCCGACTCGATTTGACGCGCTGGCGCAGTAGGAGGAGCACCGCATGAGCGGAACAGAAAGCGACGACCCGGACCTGCTGGCGATCGAGGTCGACGGCAAACGGCTGACCGGCTGGAAGACTGCGTCCGTCACGCGCACGATTGAGGGCTTCCCATCGTCGTTCCTGCTTACTGCTGCTGACCCGTATCCAGCGACGCCTACCTCGATCCCGGTCGTGCCAGGTGCGGAAGTGGCCTTGAAGGCGGGCGATGATCTGCTGGTTACTGGATATATCGACCGCGTGAACTTCTCCTATTCGTCGCCGGCGCAACATGACATCGCGATCCAAGGGCGAGGGCGCGGCCAAGACCTGGTCGACTGCTCTGCCGACCTCACCGACGCGCAGCTCGTCGGAGGGCAGGTCTCCGCAGCCTCGTTCGCCCAGCTGGCGGAGCGGCTGTGCCGGCCGCACGGCATCAAGACCCGGCTGGTGGGCAGCGACCCGGGCCCGGTGATCCCGTCGTTCGCCGTTGCGCTCGGCGAAACACCTTACGAGGTCATCGACCGTGTTGCGCGGTATGCGCGGTTCATATGCTGGGAGGACGAGGAGGGGCGTCTGGTCTTGGACAAAATCGGGACGGAGGAAATGGCGTCCGGCTTGGTGCAGGGTGTGAACATCGAGGCAGCAACGGTTATGTTCGGGATCGACCAGCGGTTTTCTCAATACCTGGTGGTCTACAATCCCCTGGCCCGCTTCGCGGAACTCGGCGATGCCGCCAACCAGCGCGCGTTCGCCAAGGACCCGACCATGCCACGGTACCGGCCGCGCATCATCGTTTCGCCCCAGCTGTCGCCAGAATTCGACATCGGCAAGGCCCTGGCGGAATGGGAGCTGGCACGCAGGATCGGACGCTCGCAGGCGGTATCCGTGACGGTGCCAGGCTGGCGCGACTCGGAGGGCAAGCTGTGGGCGGTCAATCACCTGGTCGAGGTGAATATTCCCGCGCTCAAAGTGGTTGACCGGAAGTGGCTGATCGGAGCGGTGACCTATCGCAAGTCTCACCAGGGCACGCAGACCGATCTCATGGTGATGCCGCGCGACGGGTTCCTTCCAGCACCGACGCCGCTCCAGCTGTTCGACTGGCAGGTGCAGCAGGGTCTTAATGAGGCAGAAGGGGGCGGGCCGTAATGAGCGACGATCGCGCACGCATCCAGGTGCTCGAAGCGGCGGTGCGCGCGCTGACGTTGCGCATCAATGGGATGTTCGCATTCAGCCGCACGACGCAGGCGCCGGGCGAGGGTGGCCCCGTGCAGACGCTCCAGCTTCGTCATTCCGCGCTCGAGCTTCAGGACGCAGTGACCCGGCTGCAGGACTATGGTTTCGCCTCCGTGCCTCCGGTCGGCACCGATGTTCTGACGATGTTCCTGGGCGGTGACCGGGGGGCTGGCGTCGCGTTCGCTGCCGGCGACAAGGCCAGCAGGCCCCGGAACCTGGGCCCCTACGATTCGTGCCTTTACGATCAGCGCGGCCGACGCGTGCAGCTCGCGGACGCTGGCGTGATCATCGACGCGGCCGGCGACGACGTCACGATCGTCAACGCAGGCACGGTCACGATCAACGCCTCGGTTAAAGTGCGGATGAACACGCCGCTCCTGGAAGTGACCGGGGACATCGTCGACCGCTGCGACAGCGATGGCTTGTCGATGGAGGCGTCGCGCGAAGTCTACAACACCCACCACCACCCGGTACCAGGTGTCGAGGCCGGTGGTTTCACCGCAACGTCCGATCCGCCGACGGAACAGCAATGAGCGACATTCGGATTACCTGGGACACGCAGGAGCGCCGCGGCGATTGGACCATGGATGGTCCCGACCTCGAGCAGGGCCACGACCTGGCAACAGCCATCCTGGTCTCCCTGTTCACGCACCGCACTGCGTCGCCGGATTTCCAGACGCAGGACCAGGTCGAGGACAAGCGCGGCTGGTGGGCGGATATCTACGAGGACCTCGCGCACCCGATCGGCTCTCGCCTCTGGCAGTTCTATCGCGCGGTCAAAACGGAAACGACACTGGCCGACGTGCGCGACGCATGCTCGGAGGCGCTCCAATGGCTGGTCGACGATAATGTCGCGCAGGAGGTCGTGGTAGGAGCACAATGGTACGGCCGCACCTCGATCGGCATCCAGGTGGTGGTGCGGCAGGGACCAGGCCCGGCGGCTCGGTACGCGTTCGTCTGGAACATGGAGGGATAAACACATGCCGTGGCCCAGGCCGACCCTGACGCAACTGCGGGCAGACGCGATCTCGGACATCAACAGTTCCGACCTGCCCAACGCTGACGGGCTGCTGCGGCGCTCCGTTCTGCGCGTGCTGGCTTGGGTGATGGCAGGCCTGGCCCACCTGCACTATGGCTACCTCGACTGGATATCGCGGATGGCCGTGCCGTTCACCGCCGCTGCGGAATGGCTCGAGGCATGGGCGGCGCTGCCTGGTATCACCCGCACGGCAGCCACTGCTGCGACCGGGTCGGCGACGTTCTCCGGGACGCCCACGACGCCCATCCCCGCCGGGACGCTGATGGCGCGTGGTGACGGTTACACATACCAGACGACCGCATCCGGGACGATCGGCGGAGGCAGCACAGCAACCGTTCCGATCGTCGCATGGTCGACGTCCCTCGCAGCGCCGGCGACCGGCTCGGATGGAAATGCCGACGCGTCGACTCCCTTGACCATCTCGAACCCGATCGCCGGCGTCACCTCGGTTGGTGCAGCTGCTGGCGCGATCACTGGCGGTGCGGAGGCTGAGTCCGACGACAGCCTGCGCGACCGCATGCTCGCAGCCTTCGCCAGTCCAGCGCATGGCGGATCAGCCGCCGACTACGTCGCCTGGGCGCGGGCGGTCTCCGGCATCACGCGGGCATGGACCTCGCGCAACGGTGTCGGCCCCGGAACCGTCGTCGTGTACGTGATGCTCGACGTTGCGCAGTCGGCGCATAACGGGTTCCCGCAGGGGACCAACGGGGTGGCGACCGAGGAGACGCGGGATCCCGGTACCGCGACCGGCGACCAGCTGACAGTGGCCAACGCGATATGGCCGCTGCAGAACGTCGAGGCGCTCGTCTATGTCCTGGCACCGGTGGCACAGCCGCTCGCGTTCTCGATCATCGGTCTCGATCCCGACACGGCTCCGATCCGCGCAGCGATTGCGGTCGCGCTGGCAGACCTCCTGGTCCGGAAGGGTTCGCCGCTCGCCGACATCGCGGTCGCGCAGTCCGACGTGGATGCCGCCATCCTGGCGGTCGACGGTGTCGTATCGTTCTCCCTCGGCGGCTCCTGGCCGGTCACCCCTGCGGCAGGCTCGTTGCTGACCGTCGGCGTGATCACTTACAGCTGATGCCAGCCCCCTCCTTCACCGCATCGGATTTCGCGCGGGCCCTGGCCAACCTCCTGCCAACCGGCGAGGTGTGGCCGAAGGAGCCTGGCTCGTTGATGATGCGCGCGCTGGCGGCGCTGGCAGGCACGCCTGCGCGCAACCACGCAGCGGCGAACGCCCTGCTCATCGACGCGTTCCCAGGCACCGCGGTGTCGCTGCTGCCGGAATGGGAGGCCACGCTCGGGCTGCCGAACGACTGCACGCCGCTCGGAACGACGGTTGAGGACCGCCAGGTGCGGGTGCGCGCGAAGCTGGCGGATACCGGCGGAGCGTCGAAGGCTTACTTCCTGAACATCATGGCGACATACGGTTACACCGACGCCACGATCGAGACGTTCGCACCTTTCAGAGTCGGCATCGACACGGTCGACTGGCCGCTCTACTCGAATGACTGGGCGTTTGTCTGGTGGATGCACGCGTCATCCTACTCGCCAATCATCGACGCATCCGTCACCTGCGAGATAGAAGAAGTGGCGCCGGCTCACACGATCTTTCATGCGATCTTCGTAGGCGGCGACGGGTGGGGCTACGACTGGGGCAGCAACTGGGGCGGAGGATCATAGGATGGCAGGCAGTTACGGACCGGGGCTTGGTCTCTTTTACGGAATGACACCAGGCGAAACCGGGTGGTCGACGGGCGTTAACGCGTCCCTGCAGAAGCTGAACTTCCTCGTGCAAGGTGTGGTCGTCAACGCAACGACGACAGCGCCCCCAGGCAGCCCGACCGATGGCGCATGCTACATCATCGCAGCGACCGCGACCGGCGTGTGGGCGACCAAGGAGGGCCAGATCGCAGCCTGGGACAATGGCGCCTGGGTCTACTACACGCCCGCAGCCGGGTGGCTGATCTATGACGCGTCGCTTGACGCATTCCTGCGCTACTCCGGCTCTGCATGGGCGCTCGCATCCTCGACCGTGCCGAAGGTCACGCTCATCGTGGGGAATGGCACATTCACCCTGGACCCTGCCACCACGTTCGCCGACGTCCTGGCCATGGGCGGTG